GCCGGGGACGGGACGGCGACGGCGTCCACGTCCCACGTCGCCCCGTCTGTCACGGCGACGGGCGCGGGTCTGCTGGTGTGCGGGTGGATGGCCGACAACCCGGTCACCTACACGCTTCCGGGCGGCATGTCGTCCGGGCCGGCGGAGACCGACGGCACCTACTCGACGCTGCGCACAGGGTACGAGGCAGTGGCGGCGGCCGGCGCGACCGGCACCCGCACGGCGACGGCCAGCACCGCCCAGGGCTACGTGGCCGTGTCGGCTGTCGCCCACGGCACCGCGGTGGCGGTGGAGGAGACGCTGTCGGGGGTGTCGTCCACGCTGGCAGACGTCACCCTGACTACGGCTGCGGCGACGGAGGCCGGGTGGTGGCTGGTCGCGGTGCAGGGCTGGGCGACGGCCGCCGATGTCGGCGCGCCGGACGCCCCGCACGGCAGCGACGGCGGGTGGATCCTCGTCGCCGAGCAGACCCTGACCGGCGTCAACACCCTCGACGACCTGTACATGAGCATGCGGGTGTGGGTGCGGCGCGTCAGCGTCGACGGGGCGCAGACAGTCATCGTGCCGGGCCGCGTCGGGTACGCCGACGGGGACAGCCACGCGGTCGTCTATGTGCTGAGCGGGGTGGCTGACTGGTCGATCCGGGCCATGGTCGAGGTGGCCGAGTGGCCGACCCGCTGGGACGTCACCGGCACCGACGTGTGGGTGCCCATCGCTGGTGCGGGGGTGCTGCGTCGGCTGGGTCAGGGGTCGTCGCCGGCGTGGTCGGCGATCCGGCGGGCGCTGACAGGGGCGTCGACTCCTGCGCGGTTCCTGCCGGTGGACTACTGGCCGCTGGAGGACGTGTCGGGGTCGACGGAGGGCGCGTCGGCGCTGCCGGGCCGGCCGGCGATGCGAACCCAGGGCAGCGTGTCGTGGGCGCAGGTGGAGACCCCCGGGTCGCTGCCGGTGCCGGACTGGTCGGCGGCGGTCGGGTCGATGGCGGCCCCGCTGACCGGGGTGACGCAGGCCGGTGACTGGGGCGTCGGCGTGCGGCTCCAGGCCACCGGGTCGACGTCGTGGACGCCCCTGGCGGTAACCGTGAGCGGCGGGGTGTACGACGAGCTGCGTCTGGTCCTGACGTCCACCACGACCACCCTGTCCGGCGTCAACGAGTCGGGCACGACGTCGATCACGTCGATCCTTACGTCGCTGCTGGACGGCGAGCCGCACTGGGTGGAGGTATGGGAATACGACGATGGCGGCACGCTGACGTGGGAGATCTACGTCGACGGCGCGGTGCTGGTGTCCGGGGTGGGCGTCGGCTCGCCGGGCCGCCCGCAGTCGGCGCGGATCATGCCGCGCACCGCCGACGAGGCCGGGCTGGGGCACCTTGCGGTGTGGACGTCCCCGACGGCGGCCACCTGGCCGCTGGTGCTGGAGGGCGCGGTCACCGGCCACGACGGGGAGGCGGCGGCCCGCCGGGTAGAGCGCCTCTGCCGCGAAGAGGGCGTCGCGGTGCACATCGTCGGCGATCCGGACCGGTCGGCGGCGATGGGTGTGCAGCCGGTGGCGGCCCTGGTGGAACTGCTGCGCCAGTGCGAGGACGTCGACGGCGGGATCCTGTACGAGCCGCGCGAGGTGCTGGGCCTGGCGTACCGGACGGCGGCGGCCCGCTACAACCTGGCACCGACGCTGGCGCTGACGTACGGGGCGGACGGTGAGATCGCGCCGCCGCTGGAGCCCACCGACGACGACAGGTACGTGCGCAACGACGTCACCGCGTCCCGGTCGGGCGGGTCGTCGGCGCGCGCCGAGGTGGACGAGGGGCCACTGTCGGTGCTGCCGCCGCCGGACGGGGTGGGCCGCTACGACACGCAGGTGACCGTCAACGTCGAGACGGACGAGCAGCTGCCGTCGCAGGCGTGGTGGCGGGCGCACCTCGGCACGTGGGATGAGGCGCGCTTCCCGGTGCTCCGCGTCAACCTCGCCTCCCTGGCCGCCGCGGGCAAGACCGCGCTGATGGAGTCCGCGGCGGCGGCCGACTGCGGGGACCGGTTGACGATCGCGAGCACGCCCGCGTTCCTGCCGCCGGGGCCGGTTGATCAGCACTGCGAGGGCTACACCGAGACGCTCGCGCAGTACGTGTGGGACCTGAGGCTGGTGTGTTCGCCAGCCGGACCGTGGAGGGTGTTTGTGGTCGAAGACCAGGTGTTGGGGCGGCTGGACACGTCCGGCTCCGAGCTGGCGCTGGCGGCGGACGACGACGACACGTCGCTGACCGTGGCCACTGATGGCGGCAAGCAACGGTGGATCACCACCGCCGAGCGGCCGGGCGACTTCCCCTTCCACGCGAGCCTGGGCGGGGAGGTCGTCGAGGTAACCGCAATCAGCGGGACCAGCTCGCCGCAGACGTTCACCGTCGTCCGGTCGGTCAACGGGATCACCAAAGAGCACACCGCTGGTACGCGGGTGCGCCTGGCGTACGTGGAGGCGTGACATGACGGTGACGTGGATGACCGTGGGCGCGGTCACGGACACGACGGCGGTGGTGTCGACCAAGGTCACCGGGTCGGCGTCCGTGCGGGTGGGCGTGTCCACCTCGGCCGCCTTCACCTCGCCGACATGGTCGGCGTCGACGGCGACGAGCAACAACCACGCCAAGGTGTCACTGTCGGGGCTGACTGCGGGCACCCGCTACTGGTGGCGGGTGGAGGACAACGGCGTCGTCGACAACACGGTGACCGGCCAGCTTCGGACGGCGCCGGCCGCCGCCGGCAGTCCGGCCAGCTTCACCGTCGGCTGCATCGGCGACGCCGGCCTCGTCCCGACCACGCCCGGGGTGTCCGGCTCGGCCACGTCCCGGCTGTCCAACCACTCGATCTTCGACACGATCCGCGCCAAGGCGGTCGACGAGGATTGGCTGATGGTCGCCCACCTGGGGGACCTGTGTTACTACGACCTCGGCTCCGGCAACCACGGGCTCAGCGCGTCGGCAACCCTGGCGCAGTACCGGTCGATGCTCGACGACGTGCTCGCCCAGCCCCGCCAACACCAGCTCTACCGTGAGGTGCCGTGGCAGTGGATGTGGGACGACCACGACTACGGGCCCAACGACTCGGGTGCGTCGGCGCCGGGCCGGGCTAACGCCCTGGCCATGTACCGGGAGCGCGTCCCGTCGTACACGCTGGCCGCCGGCTCCGGCAATCCGATCTACCACTCGTGGCAGGTCGGCCGCGTCCTGTTCATCAGCTCCGACACCCGCTCAGATCGGGCCGGGTCGACGATGCTCGGGTCGGCGCAGCTCGCCTGGCTGGACACGCTGCTGTCCACGTCCACCGCTGAGGCGCTCGTCTGGCTGATGCCCACCCCGTGGCTGGGCGTCGGCTCCGACACGTGGGCCGGCTACACGGACGAGCGGGACGACCTGGTCGACATGCTCACCGCCGGCGGGTGGACCGACCGGATGCTGATGGTCAACGCCGACGCGCACACCCTGGCCATCTCCAGCGCGGCGGGCAACGGGGCCGGCGGCTTTCCCGTCCTCCTCTGCGCCGGCCTCGACGCGACCCCCCACTCGTACTCCACCCAGTACGACGGCGGCGCGTGGCCGGGCCGCGAGCAGTACGCCACCGTCCAGGTCAACGACTCCGGCACCGACATCTGCCTCACCGCGACCGTCTACCGGCGCGAGCGCGCCATCTCCTGGGTGTCCGCCACCACGGGCGGCACCACCCGCGTGCCCGCCGGCACCCCCTGCCACGTCCTCGCGCTCTGAGAGGGAGCCATGACCATCGACTTTTACGCGGGCATGGTGCCCACGGCCGACGAGCTGCTCGCCCTGACCCTCGGCTACGTCGTGCAGGGCAGCTCCCAGGCCGTTACCTCCTCGACAACCCTCGTGGATTCGTCGATCGTCGTGCCCATCGACGGCCTGTCCGAGGTGCGCCTGAGCGCCCGGTACACCGCCCTGGCCGGCGGGATGAAGTGGGCGTGGAGCGCCACGGGCACCGTCACCTGCACGGCCCGCGACATCATGTCCGCCGGCGAGACCACGACCACCACGGCCGGTACCGCCAACATCGACGACATGCGGTGGCGGCAGATTGCGACCTTGGGCGAGGAGCAGTCCACCGACCAGTACAACAACGCCAGCACGCAGCTCATCGCCGAGCGGCTGATCGTGGATGGCGTCGGTGACCTGGTCTTCCGGTTCGCGCAGGACACCTCCAACGCCAGCGCGACCACGCTCAATGCGGCGAGCTTCGCCACCGTCGAGCGGCTGAGGCAGCTATGAGCTGGCGGCTGGCCCGCTCCTTGGAGGTGCTGCGCGCCGAGGTCAACGCGCTGGCCCCGGGCAGGTCGAAGGCGTCCGACGGCACCATCGGCGACACGGCCCACCAGTCCGGCGCGTCCGACCACAACCCCAACGCGGCCGGGGTGGTGTGCGCCCTGGACCTCACCCACGACCCCGCCCACGGCGCGGACATGCACCGCATCGCCGAGCACATCCGCACCCGCCGTCACCCGGCACTCAAGTACGTGATCTGGAACCGGCGGATCGCGTCGGCCTCGTCGGGATGGGCGTGGCGGACATACACCGGCTCCAACCCGCACACCAAGCACATGCACGTCTCCGTCGGCACCGGCCCGGACGGGCGCAGCACCGGACCCTACGACGACACCAGCCCGTGGGGGCTGACCAGCACAGGGGGAAAGCTCATGTTCTGCAAACTCGGCGACTCCGGCGAGCACGTCCAGGCCGTCCAGGTCATGTGCAACATGCTGCTGCTGAGCGCCAGCGGGCCGATCGCGGAGGACGGCCAGTATGGGCCGGTCACGTCGGCGGCGGTGCTGGCCGTGCGCCGCTCCGTCGGCAGCAAGCAGACCTCCGGCGACGTCTACGACGCCCACACGTACGCCCAGTTCATGCAGGCGATGGCGGTCAAGTTCGGCGGTGGCCAGCCGGCGCCGCTGCCGACCCGGCTGCTCATCACCGGCGAGGTCACCGCGGCCCCGGCGACGTCGTGACCGACCCGTTCGGCCCCGTGCAGATCACCGGCCGCGACATCTACGACGCCCTGATCCGGCTCACCGCGTCCGTCGACCGGCTCACCAGCCAGAGCGACGGCCACGGCGAGGACCTACGCGACCACGAAACCCGCCTCCGGGTCGTCGAAGAGGTGCGGCCCGCGCCCCGGATCGCCGACCTGGAGAGCCGGATACGTGCCGTCGAGGCCCGACAGTGGCCGCTGCCGGCCGCGTCCCTGCTCGTTGCCCTGGCCGCCCTGGCCATCGGGCTGCTGCCCAAGTTCACCACTTGACCAGGAGGTACTGATGTTCACCACGAAGTTCTGGAAGGCCGCCGCCGAGCGGGCGGGGAAGAGCGCGGCTCAGGCCCTGCTGCTTCTCTGGGGTGGCGACGCGGTGTTCTCCGCGTGGGACGCCGACTGGGTGACGGCCGGTGGTGTGGCGGCGGGCGCGGCGGTGCTGTCGCTGCTCACGTCGGTCGTGTCGGTCGGTGCTGGCGAGCCGAACTCGCCGAGCCTGGTGTCAGCGAGCCGGTAGGCTCGTCGGCGCGGTGCCGGCTCCCCCGTGTCGGCACCGTCCAGCTACGACAGCGCCCCCGCTCTGGCCTTACGGCCGGGCGGGGGCGCTTCGTGCTGTCCGGGGTCAGGCGGCCAGGGCCAGCTCGGCGTCGGTGAGGTCGGCCAGCTCGGCGTACCGGGCGTCGATGGCGGCCCGCTTCCACTCCTTCTGCTCGCAGCCCCGGCATGCTTCCATCGTGCCGCCGCTGGGGGCGGGGACCTCGCGGGCGCCGGCCTTGCCGCAGATCTCGCAGTCGATGTTCGCCATGTCCGTCTCCCTCGCTCGCTTGCCTGTAGCCCAAGTGTAGTGGGTACCTTGGCAGTTTGACAAGCCCCCCACTACAGCAAGGCAGGCCAACGACAGCGCCCCCACTGCCACGTCTGGCAGTGGGGGCGCTTTGCCGTGTTCAGTCGATCAAGCAGCCTTGGACTTGCGGGGGCCGAGCCGACGGTTGAGCGTGGCCCGGCTGACCCCCGTCCGCTCGCAGAGCAGCACGTCAGGCACACCGGCAGCCCGTGCCGACTCCACCGCCTCCCACAACTTCCGGTCGGCCTCGTCGGCCCGCTCGCCCGCCTCGGCGGCAGCCTGGCGGTACAGGCAGGTCGGGATCTCCATGGCGGTCACTCGGCGGCCTCCACCTTCCCGCCCTTGCCGCCGGCGGACCGGCCTTCCAGGATCTGCTGGATGCGGTTGCGGTGCAGGCCCAGCTCGCGGCCGATGTCGGCATAGCTCATGTTCTGGGCCTTCATCTCCACCACGGCGGCCTGCCGGATCTTGCGCAGCCGTTCCTGCCAGACGGGGACGGCGGCGAGGCGCTGACCTGCCTGCCTGGCCCGCTCTGCGGGGTCGGCGATCTGTTCGATGTCGTCGATGTCGGCCAACGGATTCTCCACCTCGTGATCGTAAGGGGTGCCCTTGCAAACATGACTGTAGTGGGTACCTTGACGCCATGACAAGGTACCCACTACATTGGGAGTCGCCAGAGAACGAAGGCGGCCCCTGACCAGCGATTCCGGCGCTGGCCAGGGGCCTCGGATCGACTGTGAAGGAGTCGACCCATGAGCATTTTCCACCACAAGGGCAAGCCCCCGCAGCCGCCCGAGTACGACCCGAAGATCGGTGAGGTCGCCTACGGCCAGGCCAAGCCGGTGAACGACCCGGGCGCCACGTACGAGATGGCGTACCGGACGCAGGACGCCACCCTGGCCGGCATCGGCCGCCGCGCCAGCAAGCCCAAGCGCTGACCCACCCTGCCCGGCGGCATGCCGTCGTGTCGCCGGGCCCTCTCAGCTTGCCCACCCCTCGCCGTGAGGAGAGCCGTCATGGCTGCCCGCATCAACCGCTTGGTTTACCGCGTCGTCGGCGTCTGCGCCGTGCTCGCGGCCCTGGCGTTCCACCACAACCACACGACGCAGCCGTGCAGCCCCGCCGAGGTGGGTGCGGCCGGTATGTGCGTCTCGATCTCCCTGGAGTCCTGATGTTCCGTCTCGTCGCCAGCCACACGGTCGGTGCCGCCGTCTTCATCGGCGTGTGGCAGTCCGCGATCGCCCTGCCGCCCGGACCGGCCGACGTGCGTCTCGTCCTGGCCGGCCTGACCATTCCGACGCTCGCCGCCGCCGGGTCCGCGTTCGCCATCGCTACCGCGACCCACCGCCGCGAGCAGGTCCAGCAGGCCGTCCCGGCGCAGCGCCCGGCCCCGGCCCCCTCGGCCGAGGCGGTGACCCGGTGACCGGCCGCGCCAACACCGTCAACGCCGTCCAGACCGGCGTCCTGTGGGGGCTGCCCCTCGCGTTGACCGCGATCGCCGTCGTGTGGACTCTCGTGGCCGTCGGCGGTCTGCTCGACACGCAGGCCCCCTCGTGGGTGGCGTACAGCGCCGGGGCCCTCTTCGACCTCGTGTGGGTGTCCGCGATGCTGCACGAGCGGGCGCACCGCCGGTCCGCGTCCGCCTCCCGCACCCCTGCCGTCCTCGGCTGGGTGCTGCTGGCCGTGTCCGTCGCCGCCGTGCTGCTGCACGGGTTGATCGTCACCACCGTTCCCATCGCCATCATCGGCGCGACCATCCCCGTGCTCGGCAAGCTGACCTTGCAGATGGCCATGTCCACGGCGGCCGTGCGGATCACCGCCGACGCCCAGCGGAAGGTCGACCTGGTGCGCTCCCGGGGCCGCGACGCCGTGGCGGTGGCCCGCGCCATAGACGAGGTGAAGGCCCTCAGCGAGTCGGTTGGCGCCGAGCACACGGCCCGGGAGTACCGCTCCCGCGTCAAGGCGCACGCCGAGGTCGACGCCGCCCGCCGGGCCTACGAAGCGGCCTTGATGGACCGTGCCGCCGATACCGCCGACACCGTGCCGGCCGGTGAACTGCCGTCGTTCGGGTTGATCTCCGACGACGACATTCGCGGGCTGCTCGACTCGCTGACCGTTCCGGCTGTCACGGCTGGTGGCACGCCTGACGGCGCGGGTGTGGCACGGGTGGGAGACGACTACGGCACGCCCGACGACAAGGCCCTCCAGTTGCTGGCCGCCGAGGTGTACGCCGCCGCCGAGGTGGACGAGGACCCGCCGAGCCTGCGGGAGTTCCGGCGGCGGATGCGCGAGGCGCTGACTGAGCGGAAGTGGCGGGCGTCGACCGCGCTGGTTGACCAGCTCTACCGCCATGAGAAGGCGCTGCGGACGGGAGGCCGGCCGTGAAGAAGCCGACCGCCGACGCTCGCCGCCAGGCCGCCCGGGAGCTGGCCGACGCGGGGCGGGACCTGGAGCGCATCAGCAGCCGCCTCGACGCCGACCCGGCCGCGCTCGCGGACGCCCAGCGCCGCCTGGACGACGCCGAGCAGGCCGCCCGGACCGTACTGCCCTGGTGGCAGCGGTGAGCGCCGCCGCGCTGGTCCAGTCGGTCTGACCGCCCCCGTGGGGCATCCGCCCATCACCGGATGCCCACGCGGGACCGGCCAGACCGACTGGACGGCACGACGAGAGGGGGCCCCGATGGGCCTGTTCAGCAAGAAGGACAAGGGCGAGGACCGGGAGTACCGGGGCGGCTGCTCCAGCCACGACATGTACGGCCCCGCCCGCAAGACCATGGATGACGCCAACAAGGACGTCATCGGCCACAACAAGCGCATGCACGGCGGCAAGAGCGAGGGCGGCTACATCGAGCGGCGGAAGTGATCTGAACGCCCCCGTGGCCGCCGGGGCCATCACCCCGGCGGCACGCGGAGGCAGCCAGACCCCCTGGCCGCCCCCAACGGAAGGAACCCGTCATGGGCAAGAAGTACCTGTTCAGCACGGACGCCACCGGCCGCTCGCGTGAGATCAAGGTCGACCCGAAGAACCTCGACAAGCAGCTCCGCGAGGAGCGGGCCGCCGGACGCACCCCGACCGTCCTCGACGAAGACGAGCGCATCCGCTACGGGCTGCTCTCTCAGCAGCTCAAGGGCCGCCGCTGATGGCCCGCTGCACGCAGTGCGGTTGCCCCCACGTCGGCGGCTGCCTGTCCTGCGGATGCGCCTGCGCCCCGCTCAACGGCGGCCGTACCTGCCGCTGCTGCAAGGCCACCGACCCGAAGTAACCCACCACGCGGGGCCCGACCACACCCGGTCGGGCCCCGCACCTCCTGGCAGAGGAGACACCAGCATGACCGACCAGATCCAGCGCGACGACCTTGACCAGGGCGAGCCGCACGACACCCACTACGAGATTGCCCTCGACGACGAGCCGAACCCGCCCCGCGAGCCCGTCTACGTCGACGTCGTCACCCGGGACGACACCCGCCACCCCGTCATCCCGGCCCAGTGGCGCGGCCCCGACAACATCAAGGCCACCGTCAAACGCAAGGCCGAGGTGACCGGCCACATCGCCGCCTACCACGCCGTGCGCGCACCGAAGTACGCCGCGCTGGCGCTGCTGTGGTCCGTCGTCGGCGTCGCCCGCCTCGCCGGCCGGCAGGTGCGCTGGTGGTGGGTGGCCGAGCAGGAACACCTGCGGCAGGAAGCGGCCAACCGCAACGACCCCGACACCTGGTCGCGGCTCACCCGGGAGGCCCGCGCCATCCGCCTCTACCGCGGCATGGTCCTGGCCGGTGAGGGCGTGCTGCTGCTCGTCGCCCTCGGCCTGCTCGCCGCCGCCCCCGGCTGGGTAGTGCTGGCTACCGGCGGGGCGCTGGTGCCCGTGCTCGCCCACTACGGCCGGCCGCAGACTCGGCCCATCGTGCAACCCGCCGTCGTCGCGCACCGGTACCGCAAGCTCAACCCCGACATCGTGCTGCGTGCCTACTACGCCGCCGGCCTCGGCCACCCCGACAAGCGCGACCAGCAGGTCGAGTTCGGCGGCCCCATGGCCCGCGACCAGCGTGAAACCGGGTCGCAGGTGCTGGTGGACCTGCCCTACGGCAAGAGCTGGTCCGACGTGGTCAACGCCAAGGAGAAGCTCGCGTCCGGCCTCGACGTGCATGAGAACCAGGTGTTCCTCACCCGCGACAAGTCGTCGAACCGGCGGCACCTGCTGTTCGTCGCCGACCGTGACCCCCTGGCTGTCCCGGTGGGCCGCACGCCGCTGTTGGACTGCAAGCCCCGCTCCATCTGGCGGCCGGTGAAGTTCGGCAAGGACGAGCGGGACCGCCTCGTCGAGCTGTCGCTGATGTGGACGTCGGTGCTGGTCGGCGCACAGCCCCGCAAGGGCAAGACGTTCTCCGCCCGCTTGCTCGCCCTACACGCCGCCCTGGACCCGTGGGTGAAACTGATCGTGGTCGACGGCAAGAACAGCCCCGACTGGGACAAGTTCCGGCTGGTCGCGCACCGGATCATCTTCGGCACCCACCCGAACCCCCGCGACAACGACCCGATCGGGCACCTGCTCGCCGCACTGCGGGAGGTCCTCAAGCACATCGACCGCGTCAACCAGGTGCTGTCGCAGTTGCCCGCCGACGTGTGCCCGGAGGGGAAGCTCACCGAGGAGCTGGCCCGCGACCCGCGGTACCCGGACCTGCGGGTGTGGCTGCTGGTCATGGAGGAGTTCCAGGTCTACTTCGAAACCGAGGACCAGGACACGAACAAGGAGATCGCGGCCATGCTGTCGCGGATCCTCGCCACCGGCCCATCTGCCGGGGTGATCCTGCTGTCCTCGTCGCAGAAGCCGTCCGGGGTGGGCGCCGGGGACGTCGGCCGCCTGTTCAACCGGTACCGGGACAACCACGCGGCCCGGTTCGCGCTCAAGTGCGGCAACCGGATCGTGTCCGAGGCTGTTCTCGGCGGCGACGCGTACGCGGAGGGCTTCGACGCGTCCAGCCTTCCCGTAGGCGACGAATACCGGGGCGTCGGCTACCTGTACGGCGTCACCGACGAGACGCCGACGGTGCGGACGTTCCTCGCCACCCACGTTGACGCCGAGCGGATTCTGCGGGCCGCCCGCGCCCACCGGGAACACCTCGGCACCTTGTCCGGCGAGGCCGCCGGGGAGGAGGCGGCGCGGGAAGCCCGCGACGTGCTCAACGACGTGCGGAACGTCTTCTACGCGGGGAAGGCGACGATCTCGTGGCCGGCGCTGGCCGCCCGACTGCGGGAGGTCTACCCGGAGGCGTACGCCGACATCACCCCCCAGGCGATCAGTGCCATGGTCCGCAAGGCGGGGGTCGCCGGGAAGACCGTTCACGACCCGGAGCACTTCGAGTCCGGCAAGGGCCAGGGGTGCGACAAGGCCGCGGTCGAGGCCGCGATCGAGCGCCGAGCGATCGAATCCAGGTAGCACCCGCCGCGCTACCGGTAGCACAGCTGCTACCGGCCGCCGCTACCCGCCGGGAGCCCGCGACCTGCGGAAACCCTGGCGGGTAGCGGGTAGCACGACCCCCGCTCGGCACCCCGAAAACCAGCCCTGGAGGCCCCGTGAGACACCTGCTCGCCGCTACCGCTACCCCGGAGCACCCCATGCCCTGGGGTTGGCTCCTGGGCGCTCTGACGCTCGCCGCCGTCGGGTATGCCGTGTCGTGCTGGTGGTGGCCGTTCGCCCCCTGCCGCCGCTGCCACGGCCACGGACGATTCGCCCGCGCCGACTCGAAGGTGTGGCGGGTGTGCCGCCGCTGCAAGGGCTCAGGCTCGCGGCTGCGCACCGGCCGGCGCGTATGGAACCGGTTCGCCCGCGTGCGCCAAGCCGGCCAGTAGCCCCCTGACGCAGAACCGCCCCCGACCAGCGTGGTCGGGGGCGGTGTCGTCTGTGCTCACAGGTCGGCTGGCGGCCCGAAGTGCCATGCCCCGGTGACGATCAGCGCCGTCCTGGCGTAGGTGCGCTCCCCGCAGCGCCGAACCCGGCAGACGGGGCAGACGCCGTCGAGGGGCCGGTGCCGGATCATCAGCCGCCACCACAGCCGCACGGTGGCCTCAGCGACAGTCACCAGACGCCGAGAATGCCGGCGGCGAGCAGGGCCAGGACGACGGCGGCGCACGCCCAGCCCGCCGCCCACTGCTGGCGGGTGAGGGCCGGCAGCGGTGGCCGCGGCTGGTGCGGGACGGTGTGGCCGTCGGGCAGTGGCGGCCGGCCGTGGGCCACCGGGTGCGCGCCGGGGCAGGGGGCGGGGTGCTCGCGGTCGGCCATCGGTGCCTCCGGGAGGTGGGCGTCTGTCCAGCTCGGACAGGGTATGAGCATATGGTCATCAGCCCTGATGCCTCTAGCGGCGTGGCCGTCCGTAGCGTCCGGGCGTGATCAGGCCCGGCACGGGACGTGCCCTGTACCACCAGCTCGCCGACCTGCTGCGAGCTGAGATCACGTCCGGCCGGATCCCGCCCGGCAACCTGCTGCCCTATGAGGGTCGCCTCGCCCAGGAGCACGGGATCAGCCTGCCCACCGTGCGGCGCGCAATGCAGGTGCTGCGCACGGAGGGCCTAGTTGTCACCGAGCGCGGTTACGGTACGCGCGTGGTGGAGCAGCAGCAGCGGCAGCGGATCCGGGTGCCTAGGGGCGCGCGGATCCTGATCCGTATGCCCACGGATCTGGAGCGCGCCGAGCTGGGTGTGGATCCGGGCATAGTGGTGCCGGTGGTCGAGATCCGGGTAGGGGCGCGTCTGCGCGGGCCGTACCGATGTGACCAGGTTGAACTATCAACTGCCTGACTTGCCCGACGGGCCCAGGCTGTCCCGATCCGCCGGACTCACCGGACTGTGTAATGGCTACGAAACACAGCGTTCGCCAGCAGTTACACGCCGCTAGTAGTCATGTCGGATGTGTCGGACCTGTTCGGCGATGCCGCACTATCGAGCAGCCGATCATGCCACTCCCATATGACGATTGTCCTATGGAAAGGAACGCTACGCGGTTGCCCCGTCGCGGCATCGTACTAGTGTGCTGAGGGCGGGACGACGACATTGCGGTGGAGGTGCTGGCCATGACCATGATCGCCCAACGGTGTGCCCGTACCTCCAACCCGACCGCGACCACCCCCGCCCGCCCGCAGGAGACCGGGTCCGCAGCCCCGACCTCCGATCACCCTCCCCGTCACCACCGATCGGAGCTGACCATCATGCACCGCCTCGGCACCACCGCCGTTGCCGCCACTCTCGTCCTCGCCGTCCTGCTGCTCGCCGCGACGTTCGTCTACGCCGTCATCACCCCGCACGTCACCCCTGAGCTGGTCGCACTGGGGTTCGCTGGCGTGGCGCTACTCCAGGTGGGGCTGCTGTCCCGTGGCCACGTCGACGGTGTGCGGGAGACCGTCGACCGGCTCGCGGCAGTCCTGGACGACCGGGGCCGCTGATGGCGCTGTCCCCAGGGTGTCCCCACACGGTGAGCAACGGCCCCTCGGAGATCACTCCGGGGGGCCGTTGCTCCTGGTAAACAAGGGTGGGGCGGACGGGACTCGAACCCGTGACCGAGGGATTATGAGCCGATCGGCTACCCCTGCCATGAGCTGCCATGATACAGATTGTCCGGTTTCATGTTGTGCGTTCCGTGACCCTGACGGACTTCATCGGACCCTCCAGGCTTGATCCGTGTCCCCATGGGGACGATGATCTGTCCCCGTGGCGAGCATCGAACGACGAGGGGACTCTTGGCGGGTCGTCTGGCGGCACGACGGCCAGAAGCGATACACCACGTGGCCTGCCGAGGAGTACGCCAACGAGGCCAAGGCGATCGTCGAGGGCCACCGAGGACGGATCACCGCCGACCGCGTGTACGCCGACATGGGCGTTCCCACGGGGGATACCGATTCCCCTGTCGACAATTCCCCGACACTGCGGGAATGGTGTAAGGAATGGCTGCCGTCGAAAACACGAATTTCACCCGGAACGCGAGAGCGATACGAGCAGCAGCTCCGCGACAGAATATACCCCGCCTTCGGTGACACTCCCCTGTCGCAGATCACGCCCGTCGCCATCGGCACCTGGCTGAACGAGCTGCGCGGGACCATGAGCCAGAAGACGGTGACGCGCTACTACTCGCTGCTGCACACCGCGCTGACCGCTGCCGTTCGCCACGGGCACATCGCCGTGAACCCGTGCCATGGCACGGACTTCGTCCGAGACCAGCGGGCCGACGACGACACCGGCGAGCACCATGCCGTCTACCTGACGCCCCGCGACTTCGAGCTGCTGCGCGCACAGTTCCCGAAGCGGTGGCATCCGTTGCTGGACTGCATCGTCGAGACCGGTATGCGTTGGTCGGAGGTGACCGCGCTGGCCGCGAAGCATCTGGTCCCCGCGACGGCCAGCGCGGGGCCTCGACTCCAGGTGTGGCGGGCGTGGAAGGAGGCCGGCGGGAAGAGGTACCTCGGCACGACGAAGGGCCGCGCCAAGCGGGTGGTCCCGGTCGGCACCGACCTGCACGCCGCCCTCGCCAAGCTCGTCAACGACGCGCATCCGGACACCCTCGTCTTCCGCGATGACGACGGCCAGGCGTTGGACTACGACCGGATGTACGACCGGGTGTGGAAGCCGGCACTGCTGCGTGCCCGACTCTGCCCCGTGCACCCACCGGTCGGTGAGGGTGAGCGCCTGGAGGGCGCGACCGGCCGGTGCCGGGACTACGGCGGCACGACGTGGGCGGGTGAGCCATGCGGCGCCCGAGTCGCCACCAACACCACCCGCTGCGCCGCACACTACGGACCCCGGGTCGGCGCAGTGTCGGACTGCGACTGCCCGAATGTGCTGCACTGCGCCCCGTCGTGGCACGACCTGAGGCACACGTACGCCGCCTGGCTGTTCTCCGACCCTCGGATGACGCCGCTGGCCATCTCTCGGCTGCTCGGCCACCAGCAGCTCGCCACGACGTCAGAGATCTACGGGGACCTGATGCCGCAGGCGATCGACGCCGCCGTGGACGCGGTGGCGGACGCCCGGAAGGCGGGCCGTCAGGCCTGACGGCGGCTGCGGTTGGCCTCGTCGAAAATGTCGAGCAGTTCCAGCATCGTCTTGCGCTGCTGGTCTGTGTAGATCCGGTCTCGCAGGATCGCCTCGCGGGCGCTCACCCGAGGATCGTCTTCTTCGCCGCTCTCGGTGGCCGGCGGGGCGGGCGTGCGGCCGGCGAGCCGGTGCGCCTCGGTGAGGTCGATGTCGAGGGCGCCGGCGAGGGCGTTGACGACGCGGGCGGTGGGTGGCCGCTTGCCGGCCTGGAGCCGGTCGACCGTTGTGCGGGCGATGCCGGATCGGGCGCGTAGCTCGTCGTCTGTCCACCCGCGTGCGTCCTGTTCGGTGCGCACGCGCCACCAGAAGTCGTACGCCACGCCCCGTTCAGGCCCCTGAGTCACGTGCATGTTGTAGCACGACTGCACGATCCGGACATAGACCCGGTCGGGATGGCGCAGGTCAGCGCTTTCCGCATGTCCATCCTTGTAGCGTCTTGCATCGTAAGCGTTCGTCGTCTAGCGTCTTTAAACGCACGGACACGCTACGACTCGATACAAGGTGGTTGCTGGTGACGGAGCTGGAGACGGAGCGCTTCCTGACCGTCCAGGAGGTCGCGGACATCCTCCGGGTCTCTCGGTGGTCGGTCGGTCGGTACATCGAGGCCGGCGCACTGGAGGCGATCAAGAGCGACGGGCCGAACGGCTCGATCCGCATCCCGCTCCGGAGCCTCCACGCCTACATCGAGGCCCACACCGTCATCAGCGCGGAAGAGAGGACGCGATGACCCACGCCCCGCCCGCCCTGCCCCGGCTGCACCTGCTGGAGGAGGTCGCCCAGCAGTACCGCCTGTCGCTGATCGGCCTCCAGCGGCGAGCCCGCGCGAAGGGCTTCACCCACATCAAGATCGGCAAGAAGCGGTACCTCACCGACGAGCAGGTTCTGAGCCTGCTCCAGGAAGCCACGGTCAAGAGCGCGACGGCGAGCAAGCGCGACGCCGACATGGCCGCCACGGCCGATCGGATCGCCCGCTCCCGGTCCCGTCGATCCGCCGCCTGACGAAAGCAGCCCCCAGCCGCACCACCGGCTGAGGGCCCACCCGGACACACCTACCTGATCAAGGAGTCCAGATGCACCCGCAGAGTACCCCGCCGGCCGAGCCGGCCACCCGCACGATCAAGGCCCGATACCTGTCCGCCGGCATGACGGTCGTCTACGAGGACGGCACCCGCGACCAGGTCACCGGCACGATCCGCTACGGCGACGACGTCACCGCGACGATGGCGGACGGCGCGACCGGGACGTACCACGTCGAGGAGGGCGTCACCGTCACCGGCTCGGCCACGGCGGACCCCACCCCCACGCCCACGCCGGCCCAGCCGGACCCGATCGCCGACGCCCTGCGCGGCCCATGGCTGGCCGTCCTCGCCGACCTCGACGGCACCGTCTACCCCACCTACGAACTGGCCGCCCGCGACCTGCCCGACGACGCGGAGATGACGGTCCGGGTGGTCCGCGACACCGCTATGCCCGTCGACGACCCGGACGGCGACGGCATGCAGCTCGCCGAGCAGTACCACTACCGGGACCTGGCCTACGAGATCGACGCATGGCTGATCGACCCCGACGACGAGTCGGTCGGTGCGCGGGCCCGCTACGCGCAGGCGCAGCACATGGCGGACGGCCTCAACGCGGCCGGGGTGACCCGGTGACCGACCCGACGCCCAAGCTGCCCCCGGTTCCGCCGCTGCCCCCGATGCCCGGCACCGGTGCCGGCGGCCGGCGCGGTGGCCCCGACGTCCGGCCCGTGTTCCCGGCGACCCCGCAGCTCATCCCCCTCGGCACGGAGGACACCATGCACCCGGCCCTCGACGACTTCCCGGTCGCCTCCGACCCCGCGCTCACCGGCCACGACCCGCTCGCCGCCCCGGACTACAGCCTGGAGGCGCTCGGCCTCGACGGGGACCCGGTGGCCCGGGTGCTGTGGCTGCGCGCCGAGCTGGAGCAGGCCATCGCCGAGCTGACCGACGCGGAGCGGGCCGAGCTGGTGCAGTACGGCTGGCCGCCGGCGGCCGGGCACCTGCGGGCGGTGGCGTAGATGGCCGCCCTGCTCATCGCCGCCCTGGCCGCGCTGTCCGTGGCGTTGCTGATTGCCCTCGGTGTCGCAGCCCTGCTGGCCTGGGCGTACCGAATCGCCGCCGACGACGCGGCCGAGGAGCGCGACGACGCCCGCGAGGACTTGCGCGACGCCCACCACACCGAGCGGGGGCTGCGTGCCGATCTGGCCACCGCCCGCGCCGAGCTGCACGCGCTACGCCGCGCCGTCACCGCGCGAGCGGTCCCCACCCCTGAGGCCCTGGACCCCGCGTGGTGGTCCACGGCCGCCGACATCGCCGCCCTACCCACGACTGACCGGGAGATGCCCCGATGACGACCACCGACACGACCGCCCTGGACCTCGACGCCATCCGCCGCACCATCCCCGCCGTCTACGACGGCCCCTGGTACGTCCAGCTCGACGACGACGGCCGCTGGAAGGTCGGCTACCCCACCGACAACCCGAAGGCCGGCCGCGTCGCCACCGTCCCGGACTACGGCGAGCAGCTCGCCGAGTTCATCGCCGCCGCCCGGACCGCCGTGCCCGCGCTGCTCGCCGAGGTGGAGCGGCTCCGCGCCCAGCAGCCCACCGCCGCCCCGGCCGGCGGCAGGGACATCAACCTGCACACCTGGTGCGCCCGCATCGCCGACGCCTACCGCGACTTTGAGCAGCACGAGCTGGCCATGTACCCGGACGACGACAGCCGCGACACGGCGATCGTCGAGTGGGTCGTCCGGGTCCTCGGCAACCCCGAGCTGGCCGAGTCCCGGGCCGTGCTCGCGGTGCTCGCCGCCCGGCACCACGACGAGCTGGCCCCGACCGGCACCGGCGAGTGGAGCCGGAACCGGATCGCCGAGCTGACCGCCGAGGTGGCCGACCTCCGCAAGGACCGCGACTTCGCTCGCGCCGACCGCGACGCCATCCGCGCCGAGCTGGCCGCCCGCCAGCAGTCGGCCACCCCCGCCCGGGCCGCCGCCCTCCAGGCCGAACCCGGCAACAACACCTTCGTCGTCTGGTACGACCCCAACCACGAGCCCTACGCCGTCTACTTCCGCAGCGACGCCAACGCCTGGGACGAGCAGCGGTGGTTCAACGCCGACCAGATGTGCGGCGACCCGGACGGCCCGTCCACCTGGGACGACCTGTGCGGCGAGCTGCGGGCGAACAACGGGCCGCACCTGCTGGCACCGGTCGCCACCCACGCTCAGGCGGTGGCCCGGTGAGTCGGCACCACGCCGAGCGTCACGCCGAGCGCGGCCCCTCCGGCCGCTTCCAGATCCCCAACCCCGTCGGCGTCGACTACCTGCTCTCCCCGGCCGCCGTGCAGCTCGTCACCCGCACCCCCGAGCCCGTCCACGCCGGCCCCGACGACGCCACCGGCCTCATCACGGTGCTCCCCGTCGCCACGACCGGCGCATGGACCACCCCGCCGCCGGACCACACCAGCACCGGAGAGGAGCCGTCGTGAGCCTCCGACTCATCGCCGACGTCGAGCAGCCCGACTGGGCCCGCGCGAACTGCCAGGGCACCGACCCCGACGCGTTCTACCCCCTCACCGGCCAAAACCCCCGCAAGGCGAAGCGGATCTGCGCCCGCTGCGACATCCAGACCGAGTGCCTGGAGTGGGCCATCGCCACCAGCGAGCCCTACGGGGTATGGGGAGGCGTCGCCGAGCAGGACCGAGCCAAGGAGATCCGCAAGCGCAACGCCGAGCGGCGCGGGGCCGGGCAGGTGGCGGCGTGACGGCCGTGGAGCTGCTGCCCGCCGAGCTGGCCAACCCGGCTAACCCGGACTGGCACAAGTTGCGCCGCGACGGCGTCACGGCCTCCGAGATCGCCGCCGTCCTCGGCATCAGCCCATGGGACTCGCCGTTCTCTCTCTACTGGCAGAAGGTCAACGGCTGGGTCACCGACGACAACGAGGCGATGGCCACCGGCCGGCGCGTCGAGCCCGTCGTTGCCGACTGGTGGACCGACGCCCACGACCCGCACGCCAACCTCGCCGTGGTCCGGGCCGGCCTGTACGCCCACCCGGACCGGCCGTGGCAGCTCGCCACCCCCGACCGGCTGATCTACATGGGCTGCGCCGGCTGCACGGTGTGGGACTACGAGCAGCGGCCCGACACCCGCTGTGAGGACTGCGGCAGCGTCGGCCACACCGGATCGCCCCTGTCCGTCCTGGAGTGCAAGTGGACCGGGTCGTGGGACGGGTGGGGCGACGAGGGCACCGACGACATCCCCGTCTACTACCGCGCCCAGGTCCTGTGGCAGTGCGATGTCCTCGGCGTCGACGAGTGGCACCTGGCCGTCCTGGGCCCGGGCGGGTTCCGGGCGTACGCCGGTCGCCGCGACGAGCGCGACCTGGACATCATGCGGCACGCCGGCGAGCAGTTCGTGGCCCGGCTCGCCGCCGGTGACCCGCCGGACGTCGACGACCACTCGGCCACCCTCGCCACCGTCAAGCGCCTCCACCCCGACCTGGTCGACGAGCAGGTCGAGATCAGCCCGGCCACCGCCGCCGGCTACCGGCGGGCCCGCGCCCTCAAGGCCGCCGCGCAGCGGCTGTGCGACCGGTTCGAGGCCCGCCTCCGCTCGGAGATGGGCGCCGCCCGGGTCGCCGTCCACGACGGCCAGAAACTCGCGACCCGCTCCATCTACGACACCGCCCGCGTCGACACCAAGCGCCTGCGGGCCGACCACCCCGGCTTGGCCGCCGACTACGCGACCACGTCCACCACCGACCGGCTAACCCCGGCGAGGGGCAAGCGGTGAGCCGGATCAAGATCACGCGCCTCACGTTGCCGCCGTCCGCCGAGTGCGAGGACTGCGACGTCCTCGCCGCCGACGCCACCCGCGAGCGCGCCCGTCTCCACGTCCAGCAGTCCGGTCACACCGTCCGGATCTCCATCGAGCACGTCACCGTCTACCGCCCCACGGAGGACAGCACCTCATGACGCAGACCATCAGCCAGGCCGTCGCCACCCGCGACAACAGCCCCTCCGGCCTGATCAAGCAGTACAGCGGCGACTTCGCCTCCGTCCTCCCGTCGCACGTCAAGCCGGCCACCTGGGTCCGCCTCGCCCAGGGCGCGCTGAAGAAGGGCCGGCGGGCCGACGACGGCCGCTTCGAGCTGGAGGCCGCCGCCGCGAACAACCCAGGCGTGTTCCTCGCCGCGCTGCTCGACGCCGCCCGGCAGGGCCTGGAGCCCGGCACCGAGCAGTACTACCTGACCCCCCGCAAGGTCGGCGGCCGGCTGGAGATCCTCGGGATCACCGGCTACCAGGGGCACATCGAGCTGATGTACCGGGCCGGCGCGGTCGCCTCCGTCGTGGCCGAGGTAGTGCGGGCCAACGACGAGTACCGCTACCAGCGGGGCATCGACGAGGTGCCCGTGCACCGGTACGCCCCGTTCGCCCGCGAAGCCATCCGCGGTGAGCTGATCGGCGTCTACGCATACGCCCGGATGAAGGACGGCGCGGTCAGCAGGGTGGTCGAGCTGAACCGCGACGACATCGAGCGGATCAAGCGGTCGTCGCAGGGCTCCGACTCGAAGTACAGCCCGTGGGTCAACCACGAGGCCGCCATGTGGCTCAAGAGCGCGGTGCGGCAGCTCCAGAAGTGGGTGCCAACGAGCGCGGAGTTCCGCCGGGAGCAGCTCCGCGCGGCGGCCGAGGCCCAGCGGGTCGCCACCGCCCCCAATGCCCCGGCCGGCGCGGCCACCCCGCAGGGCGACGTCCTGGAGGGCGTGGTCCTCGACGAGGCCCCCGTTGAGCCGGACACGGCCGGCGGATTCGACGAGCAGGACTGGCCGGAGACGACGCAGCCCGGCGGCGAGCGGTGACCCGCCGCGACCCGGGTGCCGCCGGCGGGGCCGCGGCCACCGAACCCGGCCGGTGCAACTGCGGCCACCTGGTGGCGCTGCACGCCCCGGGCGCCCGCGGTCGCGGCACCTGCTCCGCCTCCACGTGCTCCTGCCGCCGCTACACCCCCGGGGCCGGCACCACGCCGGCCCCGGCCGGCCGGAGGTGACCACCAATGCCTGAACCCCGCTACATCGGCCACGTCGGCCAATGCGACACCCACGACAAGCGGCTGTACTCCAGCCGGCAGCAGGCCCGCATGGCGATCCGCCGGCACAGCGGTGGCGGCGGGATGCGCGAGTACCGCTGCGACCTGATCGCCGGGCACTGGCACATCGGGCACCTGCCGCCGGCCGTGCGGCATGGGCGCTTGACGGCCGCCGAGGTGTACGGGGGTGGCCACTGATGGCCCTCGCCCCGCACCTGTACGAGCCGGACCGGGACGCCCCGCCGGACCACCGGGACCGCCTGCCGTGCCGCCGCTGCCCTCTCCCGGCCGGCAACCGGGTCCACGACGAGACAGCCGTCGCCCAGATCGACGCCGCGCAGGCCGAGCACCTGCGCCGCATCGGAGAGGACCAGGACTGATGACCACCCACGCCTACCTGGCCTTGTGGCCCATCACCGACCCGAGCCGGCCCCGCGCCGCGCTCATCGCCGAGGCCAGCGCCGCCCTGGACGTCATGGCCGCCACCGACGGGGCCCGCATCGTCGGCACCCCCGAGTGGGCGGTCGCCGGTGACCGGCTGATCTGCCGGGTGCCCGCCGTGCCGGTGGCCGCGCTGGAGGAGTCGGAGCACGCCCGCCGGGCCCGCCTGGAGGGCGACGTGCTGCGGCTGGCGGGGCTGCGCTGGTCGGCGCGGCAGATCGCGGCGACGACGGGGGTTCCGCACTCGACCGTGCAGTCGATCCTCACCCGCTACCGCCAGCCCGCCGCCGCATGAACGGGCGACCGACCGCACCACCGCATGCAACTTGCACGAAGCCCCCAGTGCGGCCGACGTACTGGCTGTGCGACCAGCGAAAACCTGAGGACGAACGGATTGCGCGCCACCACCGCTGACCGGCCGCCCGGCTCCACTTCCCCGGGGCCGGGCGGGCCGCCCGCGAGCAGCAGAAGCACCGGCAACACGAGATCAAGAAGAGGCCGCTGATGGACTGGGTCAAGCTCTCCACCTCGTACGACACCGACGCCGCGATCATGCGCGCGGGCGAGGCCGCCGAGGTCCTCTTCACTCGCTCGCTCGCCTACTGCGGGCGCGAGGAAACCGGCGGATTCATCCCCGACGGCATCCCCGAGCGCCTTGCGCCCAAGTCCACCAAGGGCCGGGTGGCCGCGCTGGTGCGGGAGCGGCTGTGGTCGCGCGATGACGCCCGCCGGGGTTGGCAGATCCGGTCGTGGGAGTCGTGGCAGTCCGAACTGGACGCATTGGCGGAGCGCCGCCGGGCCGACCGTGAGCGGAAGCGGCGCGAACGGGAGCGCAGGGCGGAAGAGGCCCGGATGTCACGTGACCGTCACGTGACGGATCACGTGACGGATTCGGTAACGGAAAGGTCTCAACGCGAACAGTTAACAAACACAACTTACTCAACGTTTAGTCCGGCAAGTCGGACACCGGATGCGCCTTCACCTGCGCAAAGAGATTTTGTGTCACGTGACTGTCCGAGCGACTCTCCCGCGCGCGATCGCGAAGAGAGAGTTAGAGGTAAGAACAAGACCCCCACTGACGGTCCGTACGCATCTCTAGGCCGTACCGCGCGCGACGCCGAACCGCCGGACTCCGATGGACAGCCATCGATGGTCGAGCAGATCATGACCGAGTACCGGGAGAACTCCCCGCGCGGCGTCTCCCGGTCCCTCGCCGCCAAGCTCGCCCAGCACGTCTACGAGCTCCTGGCCGACGACTTCCACCCCGACCACATTCGCGAAGGGCTCGGCCAGCTCCGCCCCCGCAAGCTCGGCCCCGGAGCCCTGCCGTCCCTCGTGGACGAGATCGCCAACCGGCTGCCCGCCAACGTGGTCAACCTGCCCGGCCCCGGCGTCGGCACCCCCATGCGTGCCAACCACGCCGCTAGCCGGCCCTCCACCACGGACCAGCGCGTAGCCGCCGCCCTCGCCGCAGGCGCCGCCCTGCAAGCCGAACTCGACCGGAAGGCACTCGGATCATGACCCCCATCGACATCGCGAACGTGCTCGCCAAGGCCGCCGCGTTCGACCAGCGCACCGTGGGCCAGGCCGACATCCTCGCCTGGCACGAGGCCCTCCAGGACCTCGACCCCGCCGACGCCCTCGCCGCCGTCACCCGGCACTACGCCGGCAGCGAGCAACGGATCATGCCCGTGCACGTCCGCCGGATCGCCACCGAGCTGCGCCGGCAGCGTCGCGAGCTGGAGGCCGAGCAGGAGCGGCAGCGCGCCATCGAGGCGTACGCCGCGCAGGCCGGCCCCCTCACCGACCGGTCCGCCGAGATCCAGGCGTTCGTCGGCCAGATGCGCTCGGTCACCCCTGAGGGCAGCCGCGAGGCCCTCATGCCTCGCCGCGTCGCCTGGGAGCGCGAGCACCGCCACGCCCAGCGCCAGGCCGAAGCCGTCCCGAACCCCGCGTACGACCCGTCGATGCGCCCGGTGCCGGAGTGGAACGCCAGCCCGCGCGGCTCGACCGCAGCGTGGTGGGAGGACGACGCCGCCCGGGAGCGCCACGCCAAGACCCTGCTCGCCGAGGCCGGTCGGCTCCGAGGCCGGGACACCCGATGACCGCCCGGCACCTGATCCCCGGCATGAAGCGCGCCCGCGCCTCCGCACAGGCCGCCATCGCCCGCGCACTCGCCCACGTCCCACCCGCGCCCCTACCGACCGCCGAGGACCCCGACGAGCTGCTCGGCCGGCAGTACCCCTACGTCACCCCCGCCCGAGCCCGAGAGATCCGCCACGAGATCCAGGAGACCCGCCAGCCATGACCACCCACCCGCTGGTCGCCGAACTGCGCACCCTGCGCCACATGCTCGGCGTCCGCGCCACCGACATCGCCGCCGCCACCGGCATCAGCCTGACCTCCATCTCCTACTGGGAGTGCGGCCGATACGTGCCCCGGCTGGAGAAGTTCGTGCCCTACGCCGCCGCGATCGGCTTCGACGTGTCCCTCACCCCCGCCGGGGAAACCGCCGCCCGGCTGCCGCTGCTCACCCTCACCGACGCCGAGATCCAGGCCCTCGCCGACTCCGCCCGCGCGTGGCTCGACCTCGGCGACGAACCGACCCTGCGCGCCGCCCTCACCAAGCTTCGCCCCGACACCACCCCGGGACGCCCGCACCGCGACGAGCCGCCCCTGACCCGGGACGTCGAGACCGTCCACCTGCCCGCCGCCGACATCGCCTGAGGAGCCCCCGATGCCCGAGACGCCCGCCTACCACGTCACCACCGACATCGGCGGCACCCACACCATCCCCGCCCCCGCCCCCGCCGCCCAGACCGCCCAGCACATCCACAGCGCCCTCACCGACGCCGGCTACCACGACATCGAGGTGGAGGTGGACTACGCCGAAGCCCGCGTGATCATCCGATTCGTCGGCGACGCCCTCTACGACGGCGCCGACATCGGCGGCGGCACCATCACCGGCCCCGACGTCGACCGCCTCGCCGACTCCAGCGCATGGCCGCCCGACGTCGACGACGACCCCCGCTACGTCGCCACCTACCCCACCGCCGCCTGAGGAGACCCGCCGTGCCCGCTGACCACGCCAGCCCCGACGCCCAAGCCGCCATCAACGCGGTCCTCGCCAAGCACCCCGACGCCATCCAGCCCCGCGACCCCAACCGGCCCGAACCGCACTGGCGCGACATCGCCGCCACCGACCGGATCCCGCTCAAGCACCGCACCAAGGCCAGCCCGCCCCCCGGCGGCTGGCCCACCGGCGGCACCCAAGTCCAGGGCTACCACCTCTGCACCCCCTGCGGCGACAACATCTGGCCCGGCGAACACATCTACGACAACGGCGAGGCCACCGTCCGCTGCGCCGTCTGCGAGATCAAACACCGCACCGCCGCCACCGCCGAGACGACCGACCCGCACGCCGGCTGCCAAGCCATCGAGGCCGAGCGCGACAACCTCCGCATCCAGCTCGGCCGCGCCGAAGCCGAAACCCGCAACATGGTCCGCGACCGCGACGAGGTGATCGCCGAGCGCGACCAGGCCCGCGCCGCCACCACCGCCGCCGAGCGCAAGCACGGCGAGGCCCTCGCCGTCATCACCGCCGCGTGGGCCGCCCTCAACGCCGCCGGCACCCGGGGACCCGGCAGCCTCGCCGACCACATCCGGCAGCTCGTCGCCCAGCGCGACCAGGCCCTCGACCGGCTCGACGACGAGGCGTGGGAGCGCGTCACCGCCGAGCGGGATGCAGCCCGCCAGATCGCCGACCAGCTCCGGACCAGCCTGCGACGCGCCCGCGCCAACAGCGAGCGCCTCCGCCACGCCCTCGACATCACCCGCGACGGCGTGGAGCTGATCGACCGGGCGCTCTCGTCCGTGGACGCCCAGCCCGCCCAGACGGCCGCTGAGCGCCGGGACGGTGGCGACGGACAGCCGGGGCAGGGCGACGGGGCGACGGAGGCGCACGGGGACGCTGAGGGCGACGACGACGCTGAGGCCGAGCGGGACCGCTGCGAAGCCCTCGCCGACGCCCTGGAGCGGGCCCAGACCATCCGCATCGACGCCCACGGCACCGTCTGGCACACCGCACCCGACGGCCACTGGCACCACCGCATCTACGGCACACGCACCCTCGCCCGGCTCGACGAAATCTTCGGGCAGACCCGCCTCGCGCTACTGATCGACATCGACGAGCAGGACGCGCCGTCCCCCGGTTCCGGCCCGGACCGCGCGCAGGGCCCTAGCCGCCCCGCCGACTGGGAGCAGAAGGCGATCAACGCCGTCACCGACGCCTGGACCCACGTCGAGGACGACGCCGCCGTCACCGCCCAACGCCTCGCCGAGATGGCCGTCGGTGCCATCATCGACGCCGGCCTCGCCGGCCCCGGCGGACGCTGCCGCACGTGCGGGGCCACCTACCCGCGCACCCTGCCCCCCGGCCAGGACCCGCTCTGCTGGACCTGCGACAGCGGGGAGCAGACCGGCCTCCCCGAGTACAGCGGCGCGGCGACCGAGCTGCCCGACGGCATCCGCGCCGGCCGCCCGGCCACTCTCGCGCACGACCACAGCACCGGCTACCCGCTCTTCGCGCCCGACGCCGAGCTGGTAGTCCGCAACGCTGCCGGCCCCGAGCCGTGGACCGGCGCCGAGTGGAACGAGCACGTCGCCGCCGCCGCCAAGGGTGGCCGCAGCGTGCCGGAGCGGCTCGTCGCCTGCCCGCCGCGCACGTGCACCACCACCTGCCCGGCCAACCCCGACCGGGTCGACCCGTGAGCGTCCGCCGCCTGCTGGCCATCCTCGCCGCCGCACTGGTGGCGGGGGTGGCCGCCCCGCTCGCCCGCCTCGCCGCCTGAGGAGCACCGTGACCCCGCACCACCTCCACGCCACGGCCGCCACCCCACAGCAACGTCTGGCCATGGCGAAGGGGCCGGAACGCGATGTGCGTCCCGGCCCCTTCGTCGTCCGTCAGGCGAAGGCGAGGGCCTTCGCGACCCGGGCCGACTGCTCGACACGCTCGGCGGCCTCCCGGTCGAGGCGCGCCAGCTCCCGCACCCCGGCCGGGGTGATCACCGCGTGGTCGACGTCGAAGCGGCGACCGGGCGGGGGAACGAGGGTGAGCAGGCCCTTGCGGGCCAGGGCGCGCAGGACCGGGAGGGGTTCGCCGCCCTTGCCGCGTTGGACGCGGCCGAGGGTTGCGGCGGTGGCGAGGGCCCGGTGCTGGGGGTTGGGCAGGTCGGCGAGGTGGGCGCCGGCCATGGTCGGCCGGATCTGGCGGGGGGTGCCGGTCTGGGCGAGGACGGCGAGGCTGGCCGGGGGGTTGAGGTGGGCGCGCATCTGGTCGATGGACCAGGGGCCGGTAGGGTGCTGCATGGAGGGGTTCTCCTGTCGTGAGCAGGTGGTCTTTCCTGGGGTTTCGGGGGTGTTCGAGCACTCCCGGAACCCGCCAATCTCTCTGGCATGTGCCAGTCTAATCGAGTGGCTTTCGCATGGCAAGTGCCTTGCGTATGATGGGTGCATGGCCCGCACACCGTTCCGCCCCGACGCCGCCCAGCAGGCCGCCCTCGACCAGCTCGCGCGCCTCGCCCGCCGCCGCGCCCGCCTCGACGCCGAGACCGACGCCGCGCTCATCGCCGCCGCCGAGCTGGACGTACCGAAGAAGGCCATTGCTGAGGCGCACGGGGCCGACTGGGAGACCGTCGCCCGTCGCCTCGCCAAGCTGACGCCCGTCGACCAGCTCGACGTGAGCCGCCCCGGAGGGCCGCCCGAGACGCTGCCCGGACTACCCAGGAAGGACGCACGATGACCGATGACCTGATCACCTGGCTGCGCGCCCAGCTCGACAACGACGAGCAGGTGGCGCGCGCAGCCACGGTTGGCCCCTGGTGGCACAACCCAGGCAAGGCATGGCTGGGGCCCGAGGCATTCGAGCAGTACGACCGCAGCAAGGGCGAAGAGTTCGTGGGCTACGGCGACAGCCCGTTCAGCGGATGCGTGGCCGCTACCGGGCCGGCCAGTCACGCGCAGAGCATGGCCGACGCCGCGCACATCACCCGTTACGACCCGGCACGCATGGCCGCCGAGGTGGACGCCAAACGGCGCATCCTCGATGAGCACCAGCCAATCTGGCGGACGGTCGAATGGCCACACGACCAGAACGGCAAGGGAGAGGCGCAGGCGTGCCGCCGCTGCCAGAACGCCGCATATACCGAGTGGCACCCGAAGTACGGTGAAGCCGGCGTCCTGCCCGAGGGTTTCATCACGCCGTACGTCCTCGCGCCCTGCACCACGCTGCGTCTGCTGGCCCTGCCGTACGCCGACCGGCCCGGCTACCGCGACGAGTGGCGGCCGTGACGCGCGACCGCAGCCCCTACGATTGATCCACGGGAGGTGACCGGCATGACAGACCGACCCCGCAGCCCCTCCGGCCGCTTTGTTCGCACCCTCGACGCCGCCGAACGCGACGCCGAAGCCTGCCGGCTGCGCGCCCGTGGACTCTCCTACCGTGAGATCGCCGAGCAGCTTGACTATGCCGACGCCGCCGGCGCCCACCGCGCCGTCCAGAAGGTGCTACGCGACACCGTGCAGGAACCCGCCGACGACCTGCGGCACCTCGAGGTCGCGCGCCTCGACGCCCTGCTCGCCACCGCCTGGGCAGTCCTGGAGCGGGAGCACGTCGCGCACTCCTCCGGCAAGCTGGTAATGGTCGCCGGCCCCGATGGCGTCGAGGTGCCGCTGCGCGACGACGGGCCGACCCTCGCCGCCATCGACCGCGTACTCAAGATCATGGTGCGGCGTGCTGAGCTGCTCGGCCTCGACGCACCGCGCAAGATCGAGCAGGGCGGCGTGGTGAAGTACATCGTCGAAGGCGTCGACCTAAACCAGCTCGTATAAGGCCACAGTCGATGTATGATCTAGTCTGTGAAACGCTGCGGACTTGCCGGCTGCCTTCGGCCTCACTACGCCGCCGGCTACTGCAATGCCCACTGGCGACGCTGGAAGAGAAATGGCAACCCGGGGCCGGTCGAGATCCAGGCCAAGGCACCCGGCCGTTGCTCGTTCGTTGGATGCAGCCGGCCGAAGTCATGCAAAGGCCTGTGCGCCACCCACTACGCCCAGCATCGGCGGAGGCAGGAGCTTGCGCCCATCAACGACCGCGTGCCCGCCGCGCTGCGAGACGAGAACGGACGCAAGCGGTGCGCGACCTGCAAGCAGTGGCTGGACCCAGGCCAGTTCGGAGCACACGGCCGCACAGCCGACGGCCTGATGAGCTCGTGCCGCAGATGCCAGAGAAACAGAATCGTCGCCCAGCGGTACGGAATATCGCTGGAGGACTACGAGCGGCTCGCGTCGACTCAGAGCGACGTCTGCGCAATCTGCGGTGGCCAGAACGAGAGCTCCAGGTCTCTGGCTGTCGACCACGATCACAGGTGCTGCCCCGGCGCGCAGTCGTGCGGCAGCTGCGTACGTGGCCTGCTTTGCTCGAACTGCAACATGGCTATCGGGCTCTTCAAGGAGGACCCGACCCGACTCAGGGCGGCTGTCGCCTACCTGACCTTGCATGGGGTGGGCGATGACCGCGGCAGGGCTGACACACCAGTACAGACCGCGCGGTGCGGCCAAAGCGCTGATGGAGTGTCGAGACCCTGAACTGCTACTGAGCGGACCGGCTGGCACGGGCAAATCGAGGGCGTGCCTCGAAAAGCTGCACCTGTTGATGCTGCTGAACCCAGGGGCGCGCGGGCTGATCGTTCGGAAGACACTCGCCTCTCTCGGTTCGACAGCTCTGGTTACCTTCCGCGAGCACGTGGCGAAAGAAGCTTTGGCCAACGGCACGGTCAATTGGTACGGAGGAAGCCCGCAGGTAGCACCCTCGTACAGGTACTCAAACGGATCGGTCATCGTCGTTGGGGGGATGGATCGGGCAACGCGTGTGATGTCCTCCGAATACGACGTCGTGTACGTGCAGGAGGCCATCGAGCTGACCCTGACCGACTGGGAGTCCATCACCACCCGCCTGCGCAACGGCCGGATCTCGTTTCAGCAGATCATCGCCGACACCAACCCGGACACCCCCGCGCACTGGCTCAAGGGCCGCTGCGACGCCGGCACCACCCGGATGGTCGAGTCCCGGCACGAGGACAATCCGGTGCTCGTCGACGACCAGGGCCAGCTCACCGACATCGGCCGGGCCTACATCGGCAAGCTCGACAACCTCACCGGCGTTCGCTACCACCGGCTGCGCCGCGGCCTGTGGGTCGCCGCCGAGGGCGTCATCTACGAGACGTACGACCCGGCCGTGCACCTCGTCGACCGCGTGCCCCTCCCCGCGGGCTGGACCCGCTACTGGGCCGTCGACTTCGGCTACACCAACCCGTTCGTCTGCCAGTGCTGGGCTGAGGACCCCGACGGCCGGCTGTGGCTGGAGTGGGAGGTGTACCACACGCAGCGCCTGGTCGAGGACCACGCGATCACAATCCTCGACCAGGTCAGCCGCCCCGATCCGGACTACCGGCACCCCGCCGGCCGGCCCCGCTACGCCCACCACGGCCGCACCTGGACCGGCCCGAAACCCCGCGCGATCGTCTGCGACCACGACGCCGAGGACCGGGCCACCCTGGAGCGGCACCTCGGCATGTCCACCGTCGCCGCCCACAAGAGCGTCAGCGACGGTATCCAGGGCGTGCAGACGCGCCTGCGTCCCGCCGGCGACGGGCGCCCCCGTCTGCTGCTGATGCGTGACGCCGTCGTCGAGCGCGACCCGGCGTTGGTCGACGCGTCCAAGCCGACCTGCACGGCGGAGGAGTTCCCCGGCTACGTCTGGGACACTGGCGCGGGCAAGGCCCCGAAAGAGCAACCGTTTAAGGCGGATGATCACGGCATGGACGCGATGCGCTACCTGGTCGCCGAGGTGGACCTGTCGGCCCGCCCCCGCGTGCGGTTCCTCGGTGGCCCAGCGCGCCGGAGCCGCAGGTGACCACCCAGACCGCCCGCGCAGCCGCCGCCCGCGCCGGACACGCCGCCCGCCGCGCCGCCCCCTACACGTGGGCCGCCACCGGCCTCACCCTGCTCTCCGCCGCCGCCTGGACCGCATGGTCCGCCCCCGCCGGCCTCGCCGCCGCCGGCATCTCCTGCCTGATCATGGAGTGGCGCGTACGCGGCACCTGACCCCCCGGAGCGGCACATGAGATCCCTGCTCGGCGGCCTCGCTACCCTCGTCAACCGGGCCCCCGTCGCCTACGTCGGCCCCGGACAGCGGCTGTCCATCCCGTGGGTCGGCACGTCCGGCGCTGAGGCGCAGATGCGCGCCATGGGCTCCGTCGGAACCCTGTTCGCCATCGTCAACCGCACCTCCAACGCTGTGTCGCAGGTGCACTGGCGGCTGTGGCGCACCACCCCGTCCGGCCGGCGCGAAGACCGCGTCGAGGTCACCCGCCACCTGGCCCTAGACCTGTGGCGCAAGCCGAACCCGTTCATGACCGGGCAGGAGTTCGTCGAGTCGGTGCAGCAGCATGTCGACCTGACCGGTGAGGGCTGGTGGGTGGTGGAGCGCGACGAGCGCGCCCGGTCGATCCCGCTCGGCCTGTGGCCGGTGCGCCCGGACCGCATGGAGCCGGTGCCATCGGCGACGGAGTTCCTGGCCGGGTACATCTACCACGGGCCGGACGGCCGGGAGGTGTCGCTGCGCCTCGACGAGGTCATCCAGCTCCGCATGCCGAACCCGCTGGACCCGTACCGGGGCATGGGTCCGGTGCAGGCGATCCTCACCGACCTCGACAGCGCGAGGTACAGCGCCGAGTGGAACCGCAACTTCTTCCGCAACTCGGCCGAGCCGGGCGGCATCATCGAGGTCGACAAGCGGCTCAGCGATGATGAGTTCGACGAGATGTCCACGCGGTGGAACGAGCAGCACCGAGGGGTTGCCAACGCGCACCGGGTGGCCGTCATCGAGCAGGGCAAGTGGGTGAACCGCACCTTCACCATGCGCGACATGCAGTTCGCCGAACTGCGGTCGGTGTCCCGCGACGTCATCCGGGAGGCATTCGGGATCCCCAAGTTCGCCGTCGGAGACGTCGACGACGTCAACAGGGCCTCGGCCGACGCATCCTCGGCGTGGTTCGCCGAGCACCTGACCGTGCCCCGCCTGGAGCGCTTCAAGGGCGCGCTGAACAACGACTACCTGCCCATGTTCGGGTCGACGACCGCTGGCCTGGAGTTCGACTACGACAGCCCGGTGCACGCCGACGAGGCCGCCGCAGACGCCGAGCGGACCAGCAAGGCCACCGCGGCGAAGACGTACATCGACGCCGGGTTCGACCCGGCCTCGGTGGCCGCAGCCCTGGACCTGCCCGACATGCAGTACGGCCTGCCCGGCAGCGACCCGGACCGGGATCTGCTGATCAAGCTGGTCACCGGTGCGCCGAGCCTGGCCCCGATGATCCTGCCGATGCTCGGCTTCGACGTGCCCGCTTCGCCCGCGCCCGCCCCGGTCGCGCCGGCCGGTCCGGCTGCCGCGCTCGCCCGGGCATCTGCGCGCCGCGCACAGCGGATCGTCGCCCAGGAGGCCGCCGAGTCCCTGGAGGAGTGGGAGCAGGAGCTGGAGTCCCTCACCGAGCAGTGGGCGGCCGACGTCACCCCCGCCCAGGTTGAGGAGGTCACCGCCCAGGTTGAGGAGGCCGTCGACGAGGGTGACCTCGCAGCCCTGGCCACACTGCTCATCTCGTCAACCGTCGCCGCCGGCCTGCTCGCCGACAGCATGATCGCGGTCGCGGTCGGTGCGGCGCAGGCAGTCCTCGACGCGGCGGAGGCCGCAGGGGTGTCGCCGGTGCCGGACGTGACGGTCGACGCGCAGGCGCTGACCGCCGCCGCGCAGGCCCGCGCGGCGTTGATGGCGTCGGCTCTGGCGGAGGCTGCCGGCCGGGAGGCGCTGCGGGTGGCGGGGCCGGACGCGTCGGGGGCGGAGGTCGCCGAGCAGGTCCGTGCACACCTGGACGGACTGTCGGATCGGTACGTGCGTGACCAGCTCGGCGGGGCGCTGTGGTCGGCGGTGGGCGCCGGTCGGCTGGCCGCGCTGGAGGCGCTACCGGAGCCGGCGGCGTACGTGGCGGACGAGGTGCGGGACCGCAACACGTGCGGACCGTGCCGGGAGGTCGACGGCAAGGAGTACACCTTGCTGTCGGCGGCGCTGCTGGACTATCCGACGGGCGCGGGGTATGTCGCGTGCGAGGGCGGGATCCGCTGCCGAGGGTTGATCGAACCCCGCTGGAGCTGACTCAGAACGTGAACGACGCTCGCGTTCGGGCAGGAAAGCGCGCACCATAATACCGGTTATGGTGCGTGCAACGGCCGTCCGGCCGTCCGTTGCACGCCCCGCCTTCGCCTGTTTTTGCAGCTCAAGACGGGTGAACCCCTACCGGGGCGCGGATGCTGCCTAAGAATCGAAGGTGAAACACCCTCTCAGCTGATGAATCGTAGGTAGCGGAGAGTACGATCAGCCTCAACAAGGGGGGTGATCATGCGTAGGCGGATCCTCAACCGGGCCGGCATCCGCACCGCCCGCCCTCGCGCCCAACTCCGTCAGGGCCGTACCGACTGGTACGCCATCCGCAACGCGGCATCCCCCGTCGCCGAGGTTCTCATCTACGACGAGATCGGCTACTGGGGCGTTACCGCCGCGGACTTCGTGCGTGAGCTCCAGGGCGTCACTGCCCCCGCGATCGAGCTGCGCATCAACTCACCGGGCGGAGAGGTGTTCGACGGCATCGCGATCATGAACGCGATCCGGTCGCACCCGGCGACCGTCACGGCCTACGTGGACGGCCTCGCCGCCTCGGCCGCGTCGTTCATTCTCCAGGCCGCTGACACCCGCATCATGCGCCCCCAGTCCCAACTCATGATCCACGACGCGATGGGGCTGTGCGTCGGCAACGGTGCGGACATGCGGCAGATGGCCGACGAGCTCGACCGGATCTCCGACACCATCGCCAGCGTCTACGCCGAACGCGGCGACGGCACCGTGGCCCGCTGGCGGGACCGGATGCGCGCCGAAACGTGGTACGGCGCGGACGAGGCGGTCGCCGCCGGCCTCGCTGACCAGGTCGCCACCAACGGCGCATCCACCAACCGGATGCCCCGCCGGGAGAACACCTGGGACCTGACGATCTTCGGCACCGACGGCCGCACTGGCGGACCGGCCGACGATGCCACCCCTGCGGCCCGGGAGTCTGTGGCGGTGGTCGCCCGGACCGCACCGGCGCCGGACCCGGTGGAGGAGGCGGCGGCGCACACCTCCACCGGTCCGGCCCCGGACACCACCCCCGACGCCCCGGACACCGCCGACGTGCCGCTGTGGAGCGACGACCTGGCCGCCGTGTTCCGCGACGCCCTGCGTCCCCCCGACGAGTCCGACCTGGCCGCAGCGTTCCGTGACGCCCTGGCCGAACCGGACCCCGACCTCAGCGAGGTCGTTCTGATCGACCCCATCGAGTTTTACAACGCCGTGAGAGAGGCGAGCCTGTGAAGACCGACAGCAACCGGGCGCAGCGTCGGGCACTCGCCCGCCGCTACGGCGTGGACCCGGCCGACCTGGGCCGGATCGTCAACCGGGCCACCGCCTCCGGGCCGCGCACCGGCACCGTCAACCCGGACGACGTGGACCGCATCACCATCCCCGACACCCCCGAGGGCCTCGAGGACATGCTCCGCGACGGCCCCAAGATGGCGAAGCTGTTCCAGCAGAAGGACGGCTTCCGCGACTTCGTGCAGCGCTACGCGCGGACCGTCATCGACCGGGACAGGTCGATCTCCGACCAGGTGCAGACCGAGGTGCAGCGCACCCTCGCCCAGTGGCTCAAGGACCAGCGGGAGCAGGACGGGGCGGTGCCGCTGGACCTGCGGCACACCAACCCGACCGGTGTGGTCGCCGCTACCGGAGGCCGGGACCGCATCTACAACCCCCGGGCGATGGGTGCCGCGATCGACAAGGAGTTCGCCACCAGCGCGGACTACTTCCAGGCGATCTGGCACCAGCGGCCCCCTGACTCGCACCTCCAGGCGAAGCTGGGCCGCATCCGCAACGCCTTCAGCTCGACGGTGCCGTCGGAGGGCGGTTTCCTCATCCCGGAGACGCTGCGAGCCGAGCTGCTCCGCGTCTCCCTGGAAACCGCGATCGTGCGCCCCCGCGCCCGGGTCATCCCGATGGAGACGCTGCGGGTGCCGTTCCCGGCGATCGATGCCACCTCCAACGTCTCCAGTGTGTACGGCGGCATCGTCGGCTACTGGACGGAGGAAGGCGGCCAGCTCACCGCGAGTCAGGCGGCGTTCTCCCGCATCGTGCTGGAGGCGAAGAAGCTCACCGCCTACACGGAGGTCCCGAACGAGCTGATCTCCGACAGCATCTCGTCGTTCCAGGCGTTCATCGACCAGATCTTCCCGGAGGCGCTCGGCTTCTACGAGGATGACGCGTTCATCAACGGCAGCGGCGTGGGCGAGCCGCTCGGCTTCCTCAACGGCGCCGCGGCTGTGTCCGTCGCGAAGGAGTCCGGCCAGCCGGCCGACACGATCGTGTGGGAGAACATCGTCAAGGCGTTCGCCCGGATGCTGCCCGGCAGCCTGGGCCGCGCGGTGTGGATCTGCTCCATCGACTCGTTCCCTGAGCTGGCCACGATGGCGCTGTCCGTGGGCACCGGCGGGTCGGCGATCTGGCTGAACAACGGCGTCGAGGGGCCGCCGATGACGATCCTCGGCCGCCCGGTGATCTTCAGCGAGAAGGTCCCGAAGGTGGGCGACCTGGGCGACCTGAATTTCGTGGACCTCGGGTTCTACCTGGTCGGCGACCGGCAGGTCATGTCCGCCATGAGCAGCCCGCACTTCAAGTTCCAGAACGACCAGACGGCGTACCGGATCATCGAGCGGGTCGACGGCCGGCCGTGGCTGGAGTCCGCCATCACCCCGAAGAACGGCGGGGCGACCCTCTCCCCGTTCGTCAAGATCGCCGAGCGGGCGTAGGGAGACGCGACCATGGAAGCACTCGGCAGGCTCTTCGACATCTCGATCGGAGCCGTCCCCACCGACGCGGTGGCCGGCGCGATCACCGGCAAGCGCGTCCGGCTCACCAACGCCGGCGGCGTCACCATCGTCGTCGTGTGCACCGGTGCCAGCACCGACGTCCTCGACGTCGACCTCCAGGAACACAACGCGTCCACCGGCGGCACGTCGCAGGACCTCGACATCATCACCCACTACTACCTCAAGGACGAGGCGACCCTCGACGGTGACGAGCAGTGGACGAAGGTCACCCAGTCCGCCGGCAGCGAGATCACCAACGCGGGCACCGCCAGCCAGGAGCAGATCCTCGTCATCGAGGTCGACTCCACCCAACTGTCGGACGGCTTCGAGTACCTGTCGCTGAACGTGCCGGACCTGGGCACGAACGGCACGAAGCACTGCGCGGTGCTGTACCTGCTGCGGGACCTGACCGTGCAGCGGGCCCCGGCCAACCTTGCGGCCCCGCTGAGCTGATGCGCCTCACGCCGTGCCCATCGTGTGGCTCTGCCGCCTGCCTGGCGCAGAGCCGCACGGTGTGCCGGCACACCCGTACCCGCCGCCCGGACCTGGCCCGGGTCGGCTCCACTGGCACCACCCCCGCTCCCGTTCCGGCCGGACGCCGTAGGAAGGCAAGCGAGTCATGACGGTCATCCTCGACCCCACCCAGTTCCACGGCGTGGCCCGCGAGCTCGTGCAGGGCATCCGCGTGGACCGGGCCACCGACACCCTCCCGCAGACCACCGCTGAAGCTCTATTCACGATCTCCACGGGCCGGGTACTGCTCATGGGCATCGTCGGCGAGGTCACCACGGTCATCCAGACCCAGGCCAACAACACGAAGCTCCAAGCGAACCCGACAACGGGCACCACGGTGGACATCTGCGCGGTGCTCGACATCACCGCCGACGAGGTGGGCTGCCTGTACGGCATCACCGGCGTCTTCTCCGACGCGCTGGTCGGGGCGAACGCGGGCGCGACAGTGTGGCCGACCCGGCCCGTCGTGCTGGCCCCGGGCACGCTCGACCTGTCGTGCGCGGCGTCAAACACCGGATCGGTGAAGTGGTCGCTGATCTACGTGCCGCTCGATGCGGGCGCCGAGGTCACGGCGGCCTGACCGTGGCGCTGCGGGTGTGCCTGGCCTGCACGACCGCGTATGCGGCGGGCCTGCTCGGCTGCCCGCACTGCGGCAGTACCGACCATCACGAGGAGGGCAGCATGCCGAAGATCACCCGCCACGGTGGCCCGTCCATCGCCAGCCAGCAGAGCCCCGAACTGGCCGGCCAGCCCGCTGCTCCGGCGCTCACCGAGCCGGGCTGCCAGCACCCCGACTGCGTGCTCGACCACCCACACGCCGGCCCCGCCGTCCTGGCCGGGCCCGCAGACGAGGGAGGTGCGTCATCGCCTGGGAGCAGCTCCTCAGCATCCTCGCCGAAGCCGCCGAAGAGCAGCGCGCCGACGAAGAGCAACCGCCGCAAGCCTGCCCCAACGACGGAGAGCCCCTCCGCGCCGGACCCGACGGAGGGCTCTACTGCCCCTTCGACGGATGGTCCTGGGACGGATCCGCCTCGGACAGGTGAGCTGCGGTGACCGTGGTTCGGCTGCCGACTCTGCTGTACGCGTCGGCGGCACGCACCGCCACCCCGACGGCAGCGCAGTTCGCCGCCGCCGGCAACCGCGGCCTGCACCTGGCCATCAACGTCACCGCAGTGACGGACACCCCGAGTGTGGTGCCCACCATCGACGGCTACGACGCGGCCAGCAACACCTGGTACAACCTGCTCACCGGCAACGCGATCACCGCGACCGGCACGACGGTGCTGAAGATCTACCCGGGGATCGCGACCGTGGCGGGCGCGGCGGCCTCGGACGTGATCCCGCAGACGGTGCGGCTGGTCATGACCCACGGAGATGCCGACAGCATCACCTACTCCGCCGCCGCGCACCTGGTCGGCTGACCCATGCCCGACCACTTCAACACCCTCGACCGGCCGGGCGCCCTGTTCGTGCGGCGCACCGCCGACCATGCCGGCATCACCAGCTCGACGGTCCTCGCCGACGACGGCGTGCTCCAGGTGTCCGTCGCCCCCGGCGCGGTGTACGTGCTCCAGGCGATGATCGTCTACACGGCGGCGTCGGCCGGCGACATCAAGCTCGGCTGGGCCGCCCCGTCCGGGTCGTCACTCACGTGGACGCCGTGCGGGCTGACGACGACCACCACGGCGGCGGCCGGGTCGGTTCGCCTGCCCGCGAAGACCCTCGCCGACACGGACATCCCCGGCGCGGTGGACGTGTCCACTCCGGTGACCGCCCTCCCGACAGGCCTGCTCGTCGTCGGCGCCACCGCCGGCACTATCAAGCTCCAGTGGGCTCAAGGCGTCTCCGACGCGGGCGCGACGGTCGTCAAGGCCGGCTCGTACCTGATGCTCACCCGGGCGGCCTGAGGTGGCCGGCATGGGCGGGGATCAGCCGATCCGGTCGCAGGCCCGAGACACGGCGATGCGCGCTTCGGCGAGAGCGATTATCGGCTCGCCGCGCGGGTCGTCTGCGGTGGTGACGGTGCTGACGGCGTCGGCCAAGTCGCGGCCGGCGCTGGCCAGCCCTGCGTCTGCGGCCCGCCCGGCGAGGCGGGCGATGTTGCCCAGGTCGGCGGGCTCCAGCTCGGTGTCCTCGGTGAGGGCCCGGACGAGCCGGCACGCTTCCGCGCCGGTGTCGGCGGAACTCGCCGAGGTGGCGACGGCGGCTGCGGTGGTGGGTTCGGCGGCCGGGGTGCCGTCGTCCGGCGCGGTGGAACAGCCGGCCACGAGCAGGGCGACAACGACGGCGATGGCGGGCGCGGTTCGGCGGATCGTCATCGGCGCAGGGTAGCGGGGAGGAGGTAGCAGTGAGTGTCTGGTACACGACCAGGGAGCAGGTCAAAGCGGCCCTGGACAGCGTGGAAACCGCCCGCAACAACGGGCAGGTGGACCGCGCGATCGCCGCTGCCACCGCCGCGATCGAGGGGCGCCTGCACCGCAGGTTCTACCCCTGGACCGGCACCCGTTACTTCGACTGGCCGAACGGGCAGCGGGCCCGGCCGTGGCGGCTGCGCCTCGACGCCGACGAGCTGATCTCCGTCACCGCCCTGTCGTCTGGCGGCGTCACCATCGCTCCCACCGACTACTTCCTGCGCCCGTACGGGGGACCGCCGTACAACCGGGTCGAGATCGACCTCGACAGCTCGGCAGTGTTCGGCGGCGGCTCCACCCACCAGCGCGACGTCACCATCACCGGCGTGTGGGGCTACCGCAACGACGAGTCCCCCGCCGGCGCGCTTGCCGAGGCGCTCGACGCATCGGAGACCGCCGTCGACGTCACGGACTCCGCCACGATCGGCGTCGGCCACATCCTCCGCATCAACACCGAGCGGATGATCGTCACCGGCAAGACCGCCACCGACACCGGCCAGAACCTCGGCGGGAATCTGACCGCGTCGGTGGCGGACGTGACCGTACCTGTAACCACTGGCAGCGCGTACACCGTCGGCGAGATCATCCTCATCGACGCCGAACGGATGCTGATCGTCGACATCGCCGGGAACAACCTCGTGGTGAAGCGGGCGTGGGACGGCAGTGTGCTGGCCGCCCACACCACCGGGGCCGACGTGTACGCGCCCCGCACCCTGACCGTGACCCGGGGCGCGCTCGGCACCACTACCGCCGCCCACGACACGGCGACCGCGATCGCCCGCCACGACCCCCCGCCCGGCATTGTCCGGCTCGCCACCGCCCTGGCCCTCGACGACCTGCTCCAGCAGTCGTCCGGGTACGCCCGGGAGGTCGGATCCGGGGAGTCGCAGCGGGAGGCATCGGGGCGGGCCCTGCGCGCCGTGTGGGACGACGCGTACACCACTTACGGCCGCAAGGCCCGCACGAGGGCGGTGTGACGTGCAGGCCATCACCGTGACCGCATCCGGGCCGCTCTTTGACGGGCAGGCTCCGGGCATCGTCGCCGACTACCTCGACGCCGCGAAGTGGGCCGTTGCCCGGCAGGGTGAGGTCGACATCGGCATGGAGTTGCGCCGCGTCATCCGCCAGCCCACCCCGTACTACTGGACGCAGATCACCACCGAGCGGCAGCGTGACGACATTGTGGTGCACGACCAGGGCGTCGTATACGGGCCGTGGTTGGAGGGTGTCGGGAGCAGGAATTTCCCGGTGACCCGCTTCAAGGGCTACTCCCACTGGCGGCGGGTGCGTCAAGCCCTCGACCGGCGTGCCGGCGACATTGCCGGCCAGGTGCTGCCCTACTACCTCGACCGGCTGCGGGGCATGTGATGGCCCTCGACACCAAACCGATCATCGACGCGGTGGTCTCCCACGCCCTCACCTCCGGGCACTTCGAACGGGTCAACGCCCACGAGCCGACGAGCGCGCCCGGGACCGGGCTGTCGGCGGCGGTGTGGGTCGACGCAACCGAGCCGGCGCGGGGTACGTCCGGACTGCGGGCGACGACGGCCCGGCTGACGCTCAACGTGCGGCTGTACACCAGCATGCTCGCCGAACCGGCCGACGCGATCGACCCGCGACTGATGGCCGCCCACGACGCGTTGATGACCGCCTATTCCGCCGATTTCACCCTCGGTGATCTGGTGCGCTGCGTGGACCTGCTCGGGCAGTCGGGGGTGCCGCTGTCGTCGCGTGCCGGCTACCTCCAGCAGGACTCCCGGCTGTTGCGGGTCATCACGATCGTGCTGCCGGTGCTGGTCAACGACGTGTGGGAGCAGACGCCATGACGAAGTCCTCCGGCCTGGGTGCGCGGTTGTACGTGTCGGGCAGTGACCTGTCGGGAGACGTGGGCAGCCTGTCGCGGATCGGCGGCGGTCCCGCGCCCCGCGACGTCACCGGCATCAACAAGTCGGCCTATGAGCGGCTCGGTGGGCTCCGCGACGGCGGCATCGACTACCAAGCGTGGTTCAACCCGGCGGCGGGCGCCGCGCATGGGGTGCTGTCGGCGCTGCCCCGCACCGACCGGGTGGTCACCTACTGCCACCGGGCCACGATCGGCGCGCCGGCCGCGTGCTGCGTGGCGAAGCAGATCGGCTACGACCCGACCCGGGCCGCTGACGGGTCGCTGACGGTCGCCGTGCAGACGCAGGCCAACGGGTACGGCTTGGAGTGGGGGGTGCTCGCCACGGCGGCGACGCGCACTGACACGGGGGCGGCGAACGGGACCAGCATCGACCTGGGTGCGGCGGGCTCGTTCGGGTTGCAGGCTTACCTGCATGTGCTGGCGTTCGCCGGCACCGACGTCACGGTCAAGCTCCAGCAGTCCTCCGACGACGGCGGGGCCGACGCGTTCGCCGACGTTACCGGCGGCGGGTTCACGCAGGTGACGGGCGGTGCGCCGTTGGCGGAGCGGATCCAGACGGCCCGCGGTCAGGCCGTCGAGCGGTACCTACGGGTCGTCACCACCACCTCGGCCGGGTTCACGTCGCTGGAGTTCCTGGTGGTCGTGGCCGTCAACCCGGTGGCGGTGGTGTTTTGATGCGCCGGCTGTTCCGGGTCGGTCCGGCCGGCGCGCCGGCCGCGTACAAGACGTACCAGATCCTCGCGCCCGCCTCCACACACTGGCGGCCGGCGACGTGCGCGGAGGTCGACTGCGCGGCGTGGCTGCGGGGCTGGTCGACGACGGTCGACGAGACGACGGAGCTGGGCGGACGGCAGGCCCACTACATCCGCCGCGATTCCGGCCGCGGCTTCGTTGAGCACCGCACACCCGCCGGCCTGACCGTGTTCACGTTCGAGGCGGGTCAACGGTGCTTCGCGGCCGACAAGCATCGGGTGCAGGTGCGCCCAGAGTCGTACCTGATCCGTCCCGGTGACTGGCGGGACCTCGGCGACCCGCGCCGGGTCGGCACCGCCCGTAGCTGGGTGGACGACTTCGGGGAGCACCAGCAGCGCATCGCAGACCACAGGCAGAGGGGATAAATCATGGCCAAGGAGACCGGCCTCGGCTGGACCGCGCTGAGTGTGGACGACAGCGGCGGCACGCTGCGGGACATCCGCAACGACATCACGAACTTCCAGTTCTCCACGCCCCGGGGCGTGCAGGACGTGACCGGTATCGACAAGTCGGCGATGGAGCGGCTGCTACTGCTCGCCGACATGTCGATCACCCTCAACGGGGTGTTCAACGACGGCTCCAACGCGAGCCACGACGTCTTCAAGACCGTGCCGTCGACCTCGGTCGCCCGGGAGTTCACGCTCACCGTGTCCGGGCAAACGCTGGGCACCACCCCCACGGCCACGATCCTGTTCACCGACTACGCGCTGACCCGGGCGCAGGACGGGTCGCTGACGTGGTCCGCGCCCGGCGTCCTCGCCAACGGCGCGGTGCCCACCTGGACGAGCGCGTGAGCGGATACGAGCTGCCCCGCCGGGTTATCGACCTGGACCTGCCCGACCACCCGGGCCTGGCCGTGCAGGCCCGGTCGATCTCCATGGGGCAGGTGCTGGAGCTGTCCCCGTCCATCGAGGCCAAGATCTTCGGCCCGGTGATCGCGCCGGGGGACCTGCCGCATCTGGAGCGGGTCCTTGCCGCCTTCACTACGGCGCTCGTCGGCTGGAACCTCACCGAGGACGGCCAGCCGGTACCCGCCGACGCCACCGGGCTACGGACCCTCGACCCGGACCTGTTTAAGGCCCTGGTCCTCGCGTGGATCGACGCGATGGTGCAGGTCCCGCGCCCTTTGGTGCCGCCATCAGCCGGTGGCGAGCCGTCCCCGGAGCTGTCGATCCCGATGGAGGTGTCGTAGGGAAGCCGCCCGAGCTGGCCGAGGCGGAGCTGATCCTCGGCCTGTGCGACCGGTTCGGGTGCCTGCCGTCGCAGGTGCTCGCCGAGGACGCGGGGCTGCTGCGGCTGCTGCGCATCGAGGCGTACGGCAAGACCAACAACCAGGGGGAGGAGGTGTAGCAGGTGGCCAACGACATCGAGATCCGGGTCACCGGGTCGGACGGATCCGGCCCTGCGATGCAGTCCGCCACCCGCAACGCCCAGTCCCTGCGGGCAGAGGTCACCAAGCTCTCCACGTCCATGAGCGCCGGCACCCGCAGCGCCGACCGGCTGTCCGACGCCATTGTCGGGCTGGCGGGCGCGTCGGGTACGTCGAGTAGGGCCCTGGCGCGGCTGGACACCGAGATGCTGTCGCTCGGTCGCGGCGCGGCGTCCGCCGACGAGCGGGTCGACGAGTTGCGCCAGTCTCTGGCGGACCTGGGCCGCGCGGACGCGCAGGTGCGGATCGTCGATGCCGGCCGGGAACGCGCCGAGCTGCGTAAGGCGGTCGACGCGGGCGCGCTGCTGCCGGACGTCACCCGGCAGGGCGGGAAGATCGGCGAGGCCCTCGGGCAGGCCGTGGGCAGCTCGGCGGGCCCGCAGGTTGCCGCCGGGCTGACGGCGCGACTGACGTCCATCGGTGCAGGGCTTGGGCCTGCCGCTGCAGCGATCGGTGCGCCGCTGGCTGCCGGGATCGCCGTGTGGCTGGGCGCGTCCGTCGCCGGGGCGATCATCGGCGGTGCCGGTGCCGGCGGTGTGGTCGGGGGCCTGATGGTCGCGTCGAAGCACAGCGCGGTGCAGCAGGCGGCGACCGCGCTGGGCGACGAGTTCGAGTCGACGATGCAGCAGGCGGCGGTCGGGTTTGTGCCGGCGGCCGTGCAGGGCATCGGGGTGTTGCGCTCGCACCTCGGCGAGGCACGCGACGACCTCGAATCGATCTTCGCGAACAGCTCCCGGTTCGTGGTGCCGCTGGCCGAGGGCGCGGGTACTGCGGTGCGCAGCGTCCTCGGTGGGGTGCGAGACCTCGTCGAGGAGGCCGACCCGGTCATCGACTCGATCGCCGACGGGATGGTCCGCATCGGTGATGCCGCCGGGGACGGCTTGTCCAGCCTCGCCGATAACGCCGACTCCGGGGCCCGCGCCTTGTCGATCTTGTTCCTGCTCGTCGAGCAGGGCGTGCGCGGCTTCAGCAACCTGGTCAACGTGCTCGCGGAGACGTGGGAGCTGATGGAGATCGGCGGAGCGGCCCTGTCGGGCAACCTGCCGCAACTCGTCGGCCTGATCGGCGAGATGGCCACCCGCACCGACGAGGGTGCAGAGTCGAACACCGAGTTCGCCCAGTCGTTGCAGGAGATCCTGGCCGGTTTCCGTGGTGAGGAGGATGCGGCGACCGCTGCCGCGCAGGCGCTACGGGAGTACGCCGACGCCGCTGACCGGATCGTCGACCAGAACCTCGACGTCGCCGAGTCGACCCTGCGGTACCGGGACACCCTGCGCGAGGCGAAGGACGCTATCGAGGGCGGCCGGAAGGTCACTGACGATGAGTCGGAGTCGCTGCTGCGGCTGGCCCGCCAGTCGAACACCTTGACGGAGGCCCTTGAACAGCAGGGTGCCACGACGGGCGAGCTGGCGGAGCGAAACCGGCAGGCCCGCGCCGACTTCATCGCCACCGCCGTGGCCATGGGGCACAGCCGGGAACGGGCAGAGGAGCTGGCCGACCAGTACCTGAAGGTCCCCCGCAAGGTGACCACGGAGATTGAGGCGGACACGGGGCAGGCTGCCCGGAACCTGCGGTCGGTGCGGGACCTGCTCGCGCAGATCCGCTCAAAGCGGGTCGTGGTCACCAGCGTGATCCGGTCAGAGGGCCGGATGGTGCCTATCGGTGACGGGATTGGCGGCCGGGCCCATGGCGGTATCACCGGTGCGGCGTCGGGCGGGATCCGGGGCAACCTGACCGTGGTCGGGGAGAACGGGCCGGAGATTGCCGAGCTGCCGCCGTCGACGATGGTGCACCCGGCGGGCACCACCCAGCGAATGCTGGCCGGTATGGCGGCCCCGGCCGGGCCGATGGTGATCGAGGTGCACCCCGGGCCGGAGTGGTCGGACAAGCAGATCATCAACGCACTCTTGCCGGCCCTGCGGCTCGTGATCCGCGACCTGGGGGGCAATGTGCAGGATGCGCTCGGCGCTGGGGCGGTGGGCTGATGGCGTTCCCGGCTGACCCGCTGGACATTGCTGTCGCGCTGGAGATTGACGGCGCGTGGGTGGACATCGCCGCAGCAGGTGATGTGTTCGGCGGCGAACGTGATCAGGTGACGGTCTCGCGGGGGCGCCGGTCGGAGGGCAGCCGGACGGACCGGACGAGCTGCTCCCTGTCGATCCGCAACACGTCCGGCACCTACTCGCCGCGTAACCCGCTGAGCTCGTACTACGGCAAGCTGGGCCGGAACACGCCGCTGCGGGTGTCGGTGGGCACTG